GGTACAGGTGAAGACATCTATCTTCAAATTAGATCAGATGTCGATTCCATTAAAGTATATAACTATACTACGGCTTCAGCGGCAGGCGGTGTAGGTTGCGAATTCACATGGGTTCGTGGCATGGCCGCAGGAACAGGTCTTGTTTATAGCAAAACAGCAGCGGTAAACGCACTTGAGCTTGATAACATGACCGCAGGCGGTTTCACTCTGTATGACACCAGCATTCCTGTGGTAAGTAATCCGGTAGCATCTACTTCGTCTACTAATGCGGTTCAGCCGGTTGTAGCTACTGCTTCAACTGCGGGACTTGTTACAGGTAGCACCGTTATATTGAGCGGTATCGCAGCAGCTCCAACGATTTGCGGCATTCCGTTTGATATTGACACCGTTGTTGCTAATACTTCATTCCGTGTTCGTTGGCCGTTGGCTAATGCTCCGGGTGCAGTAGGCGGTGCAGGTTTTTATAGAAATATAGTATCAGGTACCAATATCTTTGCGCCTCGACGCAAATTTATTGCTGATATTGCTTCTGTAGGAATTACAACTGTAGTAACAACTACAACTGTTCATGAATATGCGGTTGGTGAAGAAGTACGTTTGTATATCCCGAGCGATGCTAACGGTATGGTTGAAGCTGATAACCTACAAGGGACTATCATAGCAGTTGATACCGTTAACAATACCTTCACGCTTGATATCGATTCAAGTTCATTCACAGCTTTTGCATGGCCTGTTGCGGCAGATTCGCCGTACACGCCTGCGCAATGTATGGCATTCGGTTCAGTTGCTGCCGGTAATCAAACATATCTTGATGATGCTACGCGTAATGAAGCGACGGTCGGTATTATCCTTGGCGGAGGCGTAGGCTTCCCGGGTGGTGATGCTGCTGACGTTATGTATTACGTTGCAGAGAAATCAGACTTGGTAACTACTGAGTAATTATGTGGGCGGTGTAATAGCCGCCCTATTTTGGTATGAAGGATCGAAATGGCAAATACATTGTTTGTTCCCGCACGAAAAGTCATCAGCAATATAACAAATGCCGTTCGTGCAGTAATAACGGTCACCGAGCCGCATGATTATGTTTCGGGTGAATATGTACGCATACACATTGCTCCTGAGCACGGCATGATACAGCTTGCCCAAAAGTACGCACCCATAGAAGTGATAGATAGTGTTAGCTTTTATTTGAATATTGATACTAGTACGTTTGAGCCGTTTGTATTGCCGGTACCCGAGTATCAGTCATGCCAATGTGTTGCTATCGGATCAATAAATGAATTACTTGAGGGCGCGGTTCATAATAGTCTGAACCCGTTCTTTACTTAAAAGGGAAAAAATGTCAAAAAACAGAGCAACTGAAGTACCGGGTGCACGTTCTATGCAACCGATTGAAGCACCTGTTGAAGTGTTACTGCATAAGAATTTAAATGAACACACAGGTGTGGAAGTGATGCCTGATGAGTCTGTGAGCGGTGAGATATCAAGCTCAAAAGATCGCATGGCAGCGCGACTACAAGAGATGCGCAAGCGTGACAGTAAAATAGTAAAGGGTATTTTTCGGTTTTATGAAGTACCTAACGGTAAGCTTGAATTTGTATACTCACAGTATCCGGGCGATCGTGTTGAAACATATCGGCTTAAAGACGGAACGATATATGAATTGCCGCTTGGTGTTGCTAAGCATCTTAACAAGAACGGAGCATATCCGGTTCATGAACGTAAGTTGAATGATGCGGGCGCCGTGGAAGAAGGACCGACAAAGAAAGTGCGTCGCTTCGGCTTCCAGAGCTTGGATTTTGTAGATGAATCAGACTTTTCTGATAAAGAGTTCATCGCGATACAGTTTGAGTCGAATTAACTTAATGTAAAGAAGGTAAGAACATGGCAGCTACATTACAACAGATCAAAGAAAAGGTGCGTAAGATTACGCGCAGCCCCAGCACTTCGTTGTTGACTGAAGCGCAGCTCGAGGAGTATATCAATACCTTCATCCTTTATGATTTTCCTGAGCATTTGCGCCTTTTTTTCTTTAAGACTACGCTTACCTTCTTTACTACGCCTTATGTTGATACGTATGAGACTGATTCAGTACCGGGACTTGAAGATTTTAAGAACCGGTACTTGACTATCCATCCGCCTGTATTTGTGGCGGGTAGAATCGTATATCTTTCGCAATCACGCTCAGAATTTTATGCAGCTTGGCCGCTTAATGAAGCTTTATTACAGATCGGCGCAGGAAACGGTATTGTTACGAATTACTCGGGTGTATTGCAAACCGGTGCTCGTGCTCCGGTCTTACAGAATCAAGTTTCGTTTACATCTGTTGATGCAAATTTATCACCGCTTACGGTATATGATGTTCCGCAAGCGGGTAGCAATACGCTGGGAACGTTATTTACGAATGATACACCGTCATTGCCTGCGGGTATAATTAACTATGTCACAGGTGTGTATAGCTTTACCTTCCCTGTAGCTCCGGGTCCCGGTGCGATTATCCAAGCGCAAGTTAAGCCGTATCAACCGAGTATTCCGGTAAGTATGCTGTTTTATGATACTAAGTTTGTCTTTAGACCGGTGCCTGACAAAGCATATCGTGTTGAGATGGATGCATATATTCGTCCTACTGAGTTATTAAATAATTCTGAAGAACCGGGACTACAAGAGTTCTGGCAGTACATATCGTGGGGTGCCGCAAAGAAAATATTTGAGGACCGCATGGATATGGAATCGGTTCAACAGATGATGCCCGCATACGAGGAACAGCGTGACCTTGTCCAACGTAGAACTATTGTCCAAAAAACAAATGAGCGAACTGCGACGATATATGTAGCTAATCCGATGAGCGGTCGCGGCTTTAATAATGTCGGTTATCTATAAGACTAACTAGGAGAAAAAATGGCTTACAATGCCCAAATACCGCAACCTACCGATAAATTGCGCATATCGCAGCCGCAACTGCTACAGAACTTTCAAGCTATCAATACCGGGTTTAATTTTAATCATATTGATTTAAATTTAGCTGATGCCGGTAAGCATAAATTGTTAACTATGCCGCGCCAATCGTTTCCACAAGTTATTACAGGCACTGATCTTTTATTGTATGTGGGACTGAATCCCGACACAGCACTAAGCGAGTTATACCTTAAGCGATCAACTGATGCAGGTAACGGAACTGCAATTACTGCGGGAGCATCTAATTTAGCCAGTTTCGGTTGGGCAACGTTGCCGTCAGGTGCAAAAGTTAAATGGGGTTCGTTCTCTGTTGCGGGAAATGTATTAAGTACACAAACAATGCAAGGTCCGGCATTTACAAATGCTAACAGTTATACCGTTTCAGTGTCTATTGATAGTACTACTACTGTAGCATCTGTTGCTGTAAATAATTTAAATACTACCCAGTTTCGTTTTTTATCAAACGTAGCCGCTGTTACGGCATATAGATATTTAGCTATAGGGATTTAGTATGGCAGATCGTTTTTTTATAGGTCCGTATAATTCGGGATTAATACGCGACAGAAAGCCGTTTTTATTACCGGATGAAGCATTTTCAACTATGCGAAATGCATATGTTTTTCGGGATCGAACAAGAAAACGATTTGGAGCTCGTCCCATGAACGGAGCTGTTGCCGCTTCAGTTCAGCAATTGTTTACGCGGTTTCGGATAAATGTTGGTACTACTAACGGTGCGGGAAATTTATCGTCAACAACACCGCTTGATACCGGTGTACCCATTGCTACTCCCGCTATCGGCCAAAACTTTTCGGTTGGAACAGAAATATTTACCGTTAATGCACTGGGAGCTCCGGCGACCATGTTGTCAACGGGTGCTGCAACCGTTAAGACATTTAATACAAACAACGGGGCGTTTGTAATTAACGGAGCGGCGGCGAATACAACCGTATATTATTATCCCGCATTACCTGTAATGGGATTACTTACACGGGAGTTAACAACGGTTAACGATGAAGAATTTGTCGGATTTGATACACGGTTTTCATATATCTTTAACGGTACAGGCTGGGAAGCTCTTAGTGCCACATTTCATTGGACAGGTACCGACAGCCAATTCTTTTGGCCGGCTAATTATCGCGGGGCATTGCCAAGCGAATTGCTGTTCTTTATAACAAATTTTAATCCTGCCGATTTAATGAGCTACTATGACGGAACCAATTGGAACGTTTTTAACCCGATATATAATTCATTAACGGGCGATCGAGTTACAACTGCTCGCATTATCATTCCCTTTCAGAACAGATTAGTTTTACTTAATACCGTTGAGCAAGTTGCGGGTGTCGATCAAGAGTTTCGTAATCGGGCTCGTTTTTCCCAGAACGGTAACCCGATTCAAACCGAAGCCTTTTATGAACCGCCGACTAATTTCGGACGGGGTGACCACATTGATGCACCGACTTCAGAAGCAATAATATCAGCCCAAATTCTTAAAGATCGGTTGATTGTCTTCTTTGAGCGTAGTACCTGGGAGCTGGCATATACCGGTAACCAAGTGGTGCCGTTTGTATGGCAAACTATCAACATAGAACTCGGCGTAGAATCATCGTTTTCAATGATCGCTATGAATGATGTGCTATTGGGGGTTGGCGATGTCGGCGTGATGAGCTGTAACGGTGCACAAGTCCAACGTATAGACAATAATATCCCTGATGAAGTGTTCCAGATTCACAATTTGGCGCATTCATACCGACAACCGATGTCTTTGACGTATCTCAAGGAAACATTGATCCGTCAAGCGATGAGGGCAAGCTCTTTTTAGTTAGACTACGCCAAAGCATGAACAACATGGCATTGGTTACCAACATCAAAGATTCAGGATATTATCTGCCTGCTGAGTTCGTCAACGGGCAGCTCTACTTTCCGAATCCGGATGCGGCTATAACTAATCCGGGCGCAAAAAATGCAGTATATCGCCAGGTATATCGTATTATGGTTGATTTCGGTGCATTGCCTAATGCTGCAACAAAGTCGGTAGCGCATAACATTCCAAACATTAATGCAGATTTTACCTTTACACGGATGTACGGCGCTGCCTCAAAGCCGACGGTTGCATATAGTTATTTAGCTATACCCAACTCTGATATTACGTTAACTGCTGATGCAACGAATGTGAATGTAACAACCGTAGCAAATCTGACAGCGTACACTCGCACATACATCGTTTTGGAATATCTGAAAGATTAGCAATCGTAGATTAGCAATCGTAGATTAACTAAGTCCCAAATGTTATTGCTAAAGTAACACCTGCCGCTATCGCTGCCGTAACCACACCGGTTATAGCAGTAATAGCGGCAACTTGATTTTTAGAGCATCGTTCTCTTGATTCAGTTTGATAGCGCATACGTGTTTCATGTTCTTCTTCGAACGCCTCTTCCATCGCCTGGGATACTTTCTTATTTATGTACCGTTCGATCTCAGGATTAACCACAGTCGACGATCTTTTAAGATCAATACTTTCTATGCTTGCAAGTTTTTGTCGCTTCCAAGACGATTGTAGTCGTCGTTGGAGGTACGGCTTGATCTGATCACGGATTTTCTCGCCGTTGCCCTTGAAGTAGTAGTGTATCATCTCGTCGCAGATGTCTCTTGTCGGCGTATTCATAGAGGAGTCGCTCATCGGTGTCATCTCAATCACAATATCGTGCGGCCCTGAATCATCGGAGGGCCATATACTTAAAGACAATAATAACAGTATAAGTACCATAGTATCTCCTTATTGCAGTCGATAACTTGTCGGATCCGCCCAAATGACCATTCCGTTAAGTACAAAATCAGCATCAGCAATTACAGGTTCCAGCATCTGCTCCTCAGACAAAGTAATCTCATATTGTAAGAACGTACCGAAGCCGCTTGGATATATACTATGCCACAGCATTTCTTGTTGCTGTTCCATCGGGGCATATATTTCATCATACGCATCGGTCATTAGAATAGAATCATCAATAATAAAATTTGCGGAGTTTGCATAGCCTAAAACAGACATTTCGCCGTTCGGCACTTTATCAACTAAAAAGTCTATTTTGTTAATGGCAAAGCTATACCCTTTATCCAGATAAAAATTATATTGTTTTGTTATTAATTGAATGCGTGAAGCGCGCCGTACGGTTCCTCCGCCTACATATATAGCGCCGTTAAATGCACCCGTATCAGGTATTTCAATGGCAACTGTGTTTACGCCGGTCGGATACACTTCAAAAATAGCATTGTTTAAGCGTGTTATTTTACCGTCAGGATCATTGGTGGAAACACAATTTGCTATGAAGATGTAATCACCAATATTAAGCGTATGGTTTATGATTGTAAGTTCTACAATAAACCCTGATTCAGTCATATTGGTAATAGACAATGCAAATGAATTTATGGATACATCTCGATCAACCACAAAGGTGAACCCTTCAGCGTTACCCGCAATAACGTTTCTTGCCTTGTTTTGATTCTCGCCTTCGTTCCATGAGAAATCTGCTTGGTCCCATGACAAATCAGTGCTTTCCCACGTGATGTTTAACTGAAATTGATATTGCCCGAAAGCGGTA